GTCAACCGAGGACCGACGAGAGAGATTCGAACCCCCCTCCCCCCTCTGTACCAATCTACGTTTCTGTGTTCTTTCTTTTATTTCCAAATCCACCGTCCTCTGATGCCGTCTTGCTGGAGTGGCAGTCATTACAAAGTGGTTGCCAATTATCCTGCTCCCAGAACAATGACGCGTCTCCACAATGAGGTGTCATGTGGTCTACGCATTGCGATGCCTTACCGCACAGCCTGCACCAAGCGTTATCGTTTTGGGCCAAGAAACTTTGACTGGCCACTCGCCACCGTCGCCCATACATTGCGTGATGTTTGCTCTGTCTCGGAGCCCTGCGTTTCCTGTGCTCATAACAAAGATTCCCATCCCTCGTGAGGGCAGAGCATCCAGGGGCGCGGCATGGTTTCGGCGGTCTACTCAGCATTGGGAATCTCTTTCGCATGTAGTTGGCAATACCATGATCCGCGCACTTCGCACCATCCAGCAGGCGGCCTGTCTGGTTCATCGGGGTACTGATGCCATTGCGCTTTCTTTTGGCAGCCGTGCTTCTTGCAGCTCACCCAGTGCCGAGTACGAATAGCTTCGAGGTAGACCTGTCCTTTCTTTTCAAACATTGCCCATACCCTTTCTTTTCGCAGTCATTGCGAGGTGTTCCTTGAGCGACCATATTCGCATTGCAGCGAGTTCGTGTAGCTTCTGCCTGGTTTCGGGTTTCCATTTCACAGCATTTCTATTCGTTGCTGGAGCACGTAATTCTTTGACCTTATGGCCTCCGTACTTATCAGTCTCGACACTGAGCAGTCCGGCTCGCGTTGGTATGTATGGGTTACCACTAATCTCGGCGGGAACGGCAAAATACAACTGTCGGAAAAGCCTGCTGTTGTGTTGGTGGCGCTTTTTTGTGTCGGCCTTGATGTCTGATGCCGTGACTTTAATTTCCACCTCGATAGCCCAATCACTGGGACGAAGTACGACCATATCGGCCTCGTAATTCAAACCAATTCCCCAATGCACATTGGGCACGATCAGGTTCCGCCGATACCCGAAGTGATTAGCTACAGCTATTTCAATCTGCTGCGCCGTCATCACTCAGTCTCCATTTCCAAGGCGCGCTCTAAGGCGTGCCGCAAGATCGAGGAATGCGAACGCTGCCACGACTGGAACCACGCCATTGCCACAGAGCCGACTCCGGTCCATCCAAAAGGAATGCCCATCAGCCACTCCACGAAATACACGTTTAATTTCGCCCGCTGTGATTGATGGGGCCAGGCGCGGATCGGCTCCGATGATTCCATCCCACACGGCCGGCGGCAATAGCGCGCATGCTGGCACCCGCTACACGCTCTACGGACCACACCACTATATCCCTCGCCCCTGCGCTCCATTCGGTTGGCCCGGCTCTCAGCACTGGTGACCACCACACCGAAGGCCAGACCCGCAACCAGACAAAGCGCTGAAATTACAATCACGATCCACATGAGTTATTTCCTCCACGAGTTGGGTTCGAAGATTCGGCCAGTTGCCAGGGGCGAATGCACCCACAGCAGGCTGTCCCGGGTGTTGCTCGACGGGGTTACCCCTTCCGGCGGCAGGAAGTTGATACGCGGCGAAATCAGCCAGCGGTCGGCTTTGGCCTTGTGCTCGTGGTACCAACCCGCCGTGTGGGTGGCGTGAGACAGAATCAGGCTCGTGCGCCCCTGCTCGCGTTCGGCTTTTGCCTTGGCCAGCCACTTAGCGCATTCCGAAAAGCCGGGATTGCACCATACAGCGCCGTAATTGGCCCAGGAGGCGTTAAGTCCGTCGATCCCGACACACTCAAGGCAAGAGCCCTGATCGTAGCCCACAGGGGCAAGAAAGCGCGGCGCTTTGGCGTTGTGTCGTTCTGCGCAGGCGTCAAGCCCGAACTCGGTGAAGCCGTAGACCGGCAGCACTTCCCGCTGGCACCACTGAATGAAGGCCGGTGGCGTGCCCCATGTCTGGAATCCCATTTTCGTCTTTCCTTCTTCGTTTTCGGTTTCGCGGTTTGCACTGGCTGCGCGGATCAGGGTGGCGGACGGAAGCCCTGGGTACTCGCTTGCGAGGGGGACCCGGTGGTGGGAAGTGTGGGGGAGGTACGACCCCCACTTACCATCCGCACACTGATCACGCGAGAGTGCTTGCAGGGTGGGATCAGGGATCAACGAACCACTATCTCTTTTGATAGGGGGTGTGGGGGAAAACTCGCTTTTTTTGATCCCCCCCAAACTTAATTGATTTTCACCCATTAAGCAGGGATCAATTTCTTTTGCAAAAAGCGCGGAATTTGAGGTTGTTTTTTTTGTTGATCCCCTCATGGCAGCACCTCGATCCGGACGAAAATACCGGGTTGCCGGCCTGTCATCTTCTCGCAGATCTCGCTTGATACCTGACAGTCGTCGAGCCAGAAACCGGCTTTTGTCATCGCATCCTTCAGCGCCTTCTGCAAATTGTCGGTGTCTGGTTTTGTTGGTTTGTATGCCTCGGTTTTGCCCAACCAGATCCATTTGCAGACCAGGCGAAGGGGGCCATGAAGGGGCTCGGCGGGCCTGTGAGGGTGAAGCGCGGCCTGTAGTTTGGCCTTCATTTCCTTCACCGCAGGCGGGTCATAGAACACAGGTTTTCCGTTCCGAACGGTCACCTGGTGCATCTGCGCGGTCGTCTTTGGGGGTTCCATCGCCATGAAGAACTGGATCATGGCTCGCCCTCCACGGGGGTAATAGAACCGTCTTCGTTGCGTCGGTATTCGTCGCAGAGCTTTAACCAGTTCTTGATTGTTCCCCTTTTTACGTTCTCCATGATGGACTCTATAGCGCCGATTCTGGCTATACCGTCCTGAGCTTCTCTTTGTGCCTGCATGATGGCCCTGCGCAGCCTGGCTAGTTTTTTATTCCATTTCACATCTTGGGCGGTCGGCGGCTTTTCCTGTGGATTGTCACTTTCCCACTGCTCTGCGTCTTCCAGATGTCGAACATTTCCGTCTCGGCATACCTTCAACTCGGCTGTCTTCAGGATGGCCGAAGCCGCTCTTGTCGGCTTGCCATCGTCTTCTATGATGTCGTCAATACCTGATTCCTTGGCCAGTTTCCCCCACGGCACATGGCTCCCCCCGAGACTGAGTGCAGAGAATGCCAGTGCCAGACGCTCGACGCGCTCCCGCCTGGCGTTTGCCTTGGCTTCCTTGGTGGCCTCCTGCTGGGCCTTCCATGCCGGTTCCTCACCTTCCGCCTTGGCGTCCATCAAGGCGTCGGCCTGCTCCGTCGTGTGAAACGGGTGGCGGAACCAGAAGCAGCGCGGCGGCATGGGTGCAAACTCCCGGAGTGTGCCTTCCATCCGCCATGCAGTCATCTGGCCCATGGAATGCCGAATCGGAGCGAGATGCACTTCCAGCCGTTCGCCGATCTTCTCCTTGGCGAATGCTGCTATCTGTTCCGCGACGATGGCCGCGTCCTGACTGAGTTCGTTCCGCCAGCCGTCTGTTGTTTCATCGAGCAAGTCGGCCACCTCGTTGGCAATCTTGCGGTCTGTGGCTGCCTTGCGCATGGCCTCAGTGACGTTCAGTTCGATGATGTCGATCTGCACGTCAGGGTCGCGGGCGAATACACCCGAGCCCGATGCGCGGTCCTTGGCTGATTTCTGACCCTGGGCCCCCTTGCTGTGATGGTGGCAGTAGATGACGGCGGCCTTCAGTTCCGTGCATACCCGGTCAAACTGGTTGCAGAAAAAGGCCATTTTGTCCGCTGCATTTTCGTCCCCGGTAATGACCTTGTAGATCGGATCGATGATGATGGCGACGTAACCGCGCCCCATGGCCCGTTGAACGAGCGCCCGCCGAATCAACTTTGGCGCCAGCGCGTCCATGGGCACGGCCTTGCCCCGAAGATGCCATAGATCAATGTTGCCGATGTTCGCCGGTTCCCAGTCGAGCGCCGTATACAGGTCTTTGAGTCTGTGAGAGCACGAAGCCTCATCTATTTCGAGATTGACGTAAAGCACGCGCCCCTGAGCGCATCGCCAGCCCAGCCATTCACGGCCCTCGGCAATGGCCAAAGCAAGCTGTAGCAGCATCCACGATTTGCCCGCCTTCGAAGGGCCGCACAAAAGCATCTTATGGCCTTTCCGAAGCACCCCATCGATCAGGGCCTCGGCCAGCGGCGGCAGGTCGTTGAACACATCCGCAAGACACTTGAAGTCTGGCAGATCGTCCCGCCGATCAAGTATTGCCTCGCGCCATTCCTCGAACGTGGCTTTGCCCTGATTCGTGCCAACCAGGTACTGCTTGTTGCCGTTGCGCATGACGCCGGGCATTCGCGACAGTCGGCTGGGGTTCTTGTTCTGGGTGTCGATTTTCAGCCCGGCGTCGTTGCAGACCTTGTGCAGGAAGTTGACCCGTTCACGGTACTCTTCCATGGTAGTCGCGTTGATTCGGACGATGGCATGCAGCGATTTTCCGCCCGAATGCACCAGCGCTGCGACAGGTAGCTCAAGCTGCTGGTATAGCGCCGCCTGCATTTCGATGGTCATCGAGTCCGACTCAATCAGGGCGTATCGCATGGCCGTCACGTTGGCGTCACGGATGCCTTTGCCGTCCAGCGGATTGAACCTGATCCACGCACCAACCTCGGGCCGCACCGTTCCTATGGTGTCCATCGAATTCGAGCGTTGCAATTCCGTAATGAGTTCGCCAGCCGTCCGGGTGTAAGCGCCTTTCGAGGGGAGCGCTTTACCTTCCTCGTTCTGCCAGCACTCTGTTACATAGCCGACATAATCAGTTGCTTCGAAGAGCGTTTCGAGGTAGGTGATCAGTTCCTTGGCAGGGTTCCAGTCCGAGTCAGTCGGGGCCTGCACGTCGGCAGGTTCCACCCACGTGGGATCTATTCTGCCGTTCTCGTAGGGGTTGTGGATGCATTCTGTTTCCCAGCCATAGGCGGCATCCTCGCCCCAGGTCCGAGGCTGTGGTCTCCAGCCGTGGCGTTTCGCCAGTTCCACCAGACTCCCCGCGGTGACCGGTGTTCCGCTGCCGATGAAGCCGTTCCACTTCTTCGCGCACTCGCCCGGGTGGTATCGCTGGCTGTCCCGTGCGGACCATTCCTCCCAGTCGGTGACCGTGCCGCCTTCGTGCTTGATCGCCATGCCGACGGATACCCACTCGGTGTAGTCCGTTTGCGCTGGGTCGATGGCCGTGAGTAGTTCGTGAAGTTCAATCATCGACGCCTCCGAACTGTTCCGCCGCCCGGATGCAGACCACAGCGGCGTCCAGCAGTTCGGCGATCACGTCCTTGTGGTCGCCAATGTGCTTCGTGGCCACTTCGCATTCCATGAGCTCGATACGTGCCTGGGCAATGGCGTGCTCGGGGCTGGTGAAGATGCCGTGTGTCTTGTTCGCGTGGTTGATGCGCTCCACGATGTGGGATATGGTTGATACCCTCATAGCATGAGGCCCAGGAGCGGCGCATCTTCGTTGTTGCGGCTGCGTACGGCATCGGCAAGATTCTGCGCTGCCACGTTGAAGTAGCTCGGCTTCAACTCGAAGCCCACGAATCGCCTGCCGTGCTTGATGCTCACGTAGCCCTCACTGCCGATGCCGAGGAACGGGGAAAGCACGGTGTCGCCAGGTGCGCTCCAGAGTTTCACGCATCGCTCGATAACGCCAAGCTGGAGCGGGCATAGGTGCTTTTCGTCGTCCTTATCCTTGCCGCTGGTGAAGTTCCTGAGCACATCTGTCTCGCTTATTCCACCGTCCGGGGTGTGGCGCTTGGAGTTCCACCAGATGGCGGATGCCCACCAGATCCACTCCTGCTTGGTAATCCAGCCGTTCGGGTTGCGCATCGACGGGTTATCGTGGTCAATTAGGGCTTTGATGGGAATCGGATTCTCGCCGCGCTTGCCGAATTGAAGCAGGTAATCCGGCATAGTACCTGTCCATCGCGCCGAGTCATTCGCGCCAGACTTCATTTGTAGCCCTGCATCCTTCGTCCGTGCTGCTTTGAGTTGCGGGTCTTTGTCAATCATCCGCTCACTGCGCAGGATAAAGCCGACCTTCTGCATCTCGCGAATCACTTCGCCCCGGAAGTCGCGCAGCCCGTAATAGCCCTCCTGCCACTGGAATACAGGCTCCTGCGTGAGATGGATAGCGACGCTGCGGCCAGGCATGAGCACGCGGTGCAGTTCAGAGAGCAAGAATTGCATATGTGACAACATCTCAGAGAATGACGTGCAATTCCCCATGTCCCGCTCGGAGTCGGTATAGGCGTACATGCCGGGGAACGGTGGCGAGAATACAGACAGCCCGATGGATTCGTCCGGCAGGTTGCGGATAAGCTCCACGCAGTCGCCCTGATATATTGCGTAGTCGTTGGTGATTACTTCGTTAGCCATGATGGTATCTCCCTGTCGGTGGTGGTGTGGTAAAAAGAGTCTGAGAATGAGCGCTCGAACGAGGCATCATTCATATGCTTTACAAGTTCGCCCATCATGTGGTCTGTATCGGCCTGCTTGCGCATGATGTTGCGCAGCACAGCATCCTCCGTTTCTGCGGTTGCCATATGGGCGTGTACGTCCCTGAGTTGCCCGAATCGATAGCAGCGTCGAATCGCTTGGTAGTACTGCTCGAATGAGTCGGACAGCCCCGCGAAGGTCATCACATTGCAATGCTGCCAGTTCATGCCGAATCCGCAGATGGACGGCTTCGTTACCAGCACGCGATGGGTTCCGTCTGAGAATCCCATCATGGCGCGGGTCTTGTACTCTGGCGAGTCGCTGCCCTTGACCTCGATAGCGCCCTTGATGGACTTCGCGAGCAATTCGGATTCCGCGTTGTAATCACACCACGACAGGACTGGATCGCTGGTGCTATTCGCGATGTCACAGACTAACGCCACGCGGTCAGCGATGGACTCACGACGCGCCTGTTGCCGTTCCTGCAATGTAGATGCAATGACCGGAATCAAGAAACCATCCGACACGTGACCGTCCACGATGTGCTGATGCACGTGCAGTTTCGGCAAGTTGAAGCCGTCGTCTGGATAGCCGAGGTCAGACGGCTTGCGGACTGCGCGCGCCCATGTGCCCATCCATCGCCAGAAATCACCGCGCGCGTGGCCCTTCAATCTCCACTTGTGCGTCGTGTTGCCATCCTGTATGAAGAATCGCGCAATGGTTTCTTTACCTCGCAGGATGCCGAGGAATTCAGCGTGGTTGATGATTTCAATCAGGTCGTTGGGTGCGGGTGTCGCGGTGCAGCAAAGACGGAACGGTATCGGCTCCGCGAACTCATTCAGCGCCGTGCGGGTGCTGCCCGAGTAGTTCTTCAGAATACTGGATTCGTCGAGCACGATGCCGGAGAATTTCGTGGGGTCGAAGTGCTCCATCATCTCGTAGTTAGTGATAGAGATGCCCGGCCAGCAGTCGGCTTCGGTCCGGCAGACGTGCGCATCGATTCCGCAGGCTTCGGCCTCGCGTCGTGTCTGCTCTGCGACGGCAAGCGGCGCGAAGATCAACACATTGCCGCCAGTCCGATCCACGACGGCATCCGCCCAGGCTAATTGCTGGCGCGTCTTGCCAAGTCCGCAATCTTCGAAGAGTGCGGCGGTGCCCATCTCACAGGCCCATCGCACTAAGTCGAGTTGCCAGTCCCATAGAAACTGGTACTCCGTTTTCATTTCGAAGCCGCGTTGCAGCGTGGCCCTGGATTTACTAGCCAAGAAATCAGCGTAATTCATGACGCGATCTCCATCTGGCTCGGCGCGGGCTTATACTCGCTCGGGTTGATGCCGTTCGGCACGCGCCAGCCGTTTGCCTGAATGCGCGTTACCATATTGCTGGCATACTTGAACTCCCACTCGCCTACGTTCTTGAACCCCTTGCCCTCCAGGAATCGGATCTGCTTCGGGGTTGTGTAACCTTCCGCGCGCCGCTTGTTCAGCCGGTCGAGCAGTATGGAAGCCTTACCCGCGCACTCCACGGCATCGGGAAACAACCCTGCCTTTTCCAATGCCTCCTTTTGTGGTTCCGACACCGGCGCCATTTCCCACCCGAAGGACGGCACGTAGCCGCTGAGGTCTTCCGCCGCGATGCTCATCTCGTACTGGAGCGGGTCCACAAGTTTCTGCTTGCGGTTGCGCATCTCGGCCAGTTTCTTGGCCAGGGCTTCCTCGCGCTGCGTAACGCAATCACTCTCGGCCTTTTCCTCGGCCTCGATCAGGTCAACCGCCGCACCGGTCTCGTTGATGTTCTCGGTCATCTTCTGGGCCACCTCTTCCGAGCCCGCAATCAAGCAGGCCGGACGGCAAAGATCAAGGCGTTCGGTGTTCCACAAGAAGTCCAGGAGCAGCAGTTCTTCCTTGCCTGGGAACAGCCGGGTGCCCCGTCCCACCATCTGGCAGAAAAGCGAGCGAATCTTGGTCGGCCGCAGCGGGACGATACAGTCCACGGACGGGCAATCCCAGCCCTCGGTGAGCAGCATAGAGTTGCAGAGTAGCCCGTCTTCCCAAGTGTCGAACGCCTTCAGGATGGCCGCACGGTTCTGACTCTCACCGTTCACCTCGGCAGCACGGAACCCACGGGCCTTGAGCATCTCGCAGAACTTCTGTGATGTGGCGATCAGCGGCAGGAACACAACGGTCTTCCGCCCGGCACAGTGGATCACCATCTGGTCGGCGATCTGCTCCAGGTACGGGTCAAGCGCCGAGCCCAGGCCAGCCGCCGCGAAGTCGCCCGACTGCTGTGCCACCCCGCGAAGGTCAATCTTCAGCGGGATGGTCATCGCCTTTATGGGGCATAGGAAGCCGTCACGGATGGCCCGAGGAAGGCTGTACTCATAGGCCAGCGATTCAAAGTACTGGCCGAGGTTCTTCATGTCGCCCCGGTCCGGTGTGGCAGTCACGCCAAGCACGTCGGCATGCTCGAAGTGGGCCAGCACGCGTTGGTAGCTGTCGCTCAGGCAATGGTGGGCCTCGTCAACAATGATCGCGTCGAAGTAGTTCTTCGGGAACTGGGCCAGCCGCTTCTCTCGCATGAGGGTCTGCACCGAGCCGACCACCACGCGAAAGAATTCGCCCAGGCAAGACTGGTCTGCTTTCTCGACGGCGCACTGAAGTCCCGTGCTCTTGCTCAGCTTGTCGGCGGCCTGGTCCAGCAGTTCGCCCCGGTGTGCCATGATCAGCACGCGCTTTCCGGCACGAACGAGTTCTTCTATCAACTGGCAAAAGACGATGGTTTTCCCGCAGCCCGTGGGCAACACAAGCAGCGTGCGCTTTCGCCCTTCCCTCCATTCGCCCAGGATCGCGGCCTTCGCCTCGGTCTGGTACGGTCTAACTGAAAATGTCACCATGAGTTCTTTCCTTCTAAGAGTTCCCAAAGAAACTCGATCTCTCGTTGCAGTACGCCGTTCCTGATTCGCCAGAACGACGGTTCGAATTGCGCTTCGGCTTGGAGTGTTGCCAGCCACCGGGCCGAGTCAACCACGGTCGTGTACGGGTTGACTCGGATGTGCCCCGGCGGTAGCTGGTCCGGCGTGACACCGGCGATCCAAGCCAGCGGATTCAGAACGCGAGCCCGTCATCACCTGGGGCCGAGACCCCAGCGGTCGCGGGCTGCTGTGCCTGATCCCATGGGAAGCCTGCTTGCGCTGGTGCCGGTTGCGGAATCACGCTCAGCGCGGTGCCCGGTTCCAGAAACTTCTTGCAGTCGTTGAAAAACTTGCCCTTGCTTTCGCCAGTGCCTTCGCGGTTTCCGATTTCAACGACTCCGTTCGAGCCCGGCACCAAGTTCCAACGCGCCACCAGCGGTTCGCCGTGCTTTCGGTGGCCGATTGAAAGCATGAACTGACAATTCAGCCCGTCCATTTTACGGTGCAGGAAGTAGTTCGTCTTCAGCGTGACCTTGCCCTGCCAGCCGCCGTCCACTTCGATGTGGATGATCGCTTTGTGGCACGGGTCCAATCTCTCGCTTCCGTTGTGCCAGCCCTTCTCCACCTCCTTTACGCGGAAGGCGTACTTGCCTGGGGTCAGCAGGATGAATTCGTTCTCGTTCGGGTTGTCGATGCGCTCAACATCGAATCCGTAAGCGCCTTCGTTTTCAGTGCTCATGCTCGGGCCTTTCTCTATGCCGCTGCGGTCTTATTTGCCTTGATGAAATCCAGCACGTTCGGCCAGAACTTAGTGATCCACCCGTTGATGAACTCGGGCGCAATGTTTTCAAAGGGCGTGCCGGCCGGGTAATGCCCGCGCGCAATCAGGACGGCCAGCACCTCGTCATAAGTGACACCGGCGTCGGTCATCATCTGAGTGAGTGCAGCGTGTGCGTCCGATTTTTTAGGCATGGGCGGAATTCCGACAGAGCACCCAGTCTCCGGCGTCGCCATAGCAACTGGGTTAATCGGCGGATTCGGTGCGGCAATAGGGGTAGCGGCAGGCGTGGCCACCGCCGTAGGTACGTTTGGGACTGCGGGCGCCGGGGCTGCGATGCCGCCCTGGAAGCAGCGCGCAATCGGGCCGAAGCCGAGTTCCATTTCCGCCGGAAGAGAGAATCGGTTCTTTGCTTCGAAGCTGGCGCGGTTGTCGGCATACATCATGCGCCGCGCGCCGCCCTGGGCCTTGCCCTTCTTCTCGCTCTCCTTCACGATCACCATGGTCTGGTAATTGACGAAGAGCATGAGCTCGCACCATTCCTTCACGAGTCCACCTGCGCGTTCCGACATTTTCAGCATGTACTTGTCGAACTCGCCGTTTTCCTCGGGCAACTCGAAGCGCTTCGTCGTGGAGTGCGCCAGGAAGACCACGTGCGCTTTTCGTGAGTCGATGAAGTCGCTTTCGATCTGCGTGAGGAACGACGACCAGAGCTCAGTAAGCTGGGTGTATGATTTGCCCCAGTCCTTTTTCCCCGATGCATCCTTGCCCATTTCCGTGGAGCCATTGATTCCGAGGATGTGGGCCACGGCCAGACGTTCCATCCAGTCCGACGTGTCGAATACGATGGTCTGAAAGCCCTGCAAGTCGCTCGCCAGATCACGGACGATCTGCATGAGGTGTGCCCAGTTCATCGGGCGCGGCGTCCGCTTCACGTCGAGCCGGGTTGTGCCGCCTTCCACGTCGATGAAGATAGGGTTCGGCATGTCCTTCGCAAGCGAGGATTTACCAACCCCCTGTGGCCCGTAGATCAGGCCCTTGACTGGCTTTTCCAGTATTCCAGAAATGATTTGCATAGATCAGAATTCCTCAGGTATTGCCATGGCCATAACAGGCGTGGCGTCAATTCCGGTGATAACGTCCGAATAGCTCTTGCCAGCGGGCAAGCCGTCTTCGATGATGATCGAGCATTCGTCTCCCGTGCTCACGCGGGTGGCGATAACCTGGAGCCCCTCAGATTCCAGCCACGTGCCGAACTCCTGAAGCGTGTCCAGGTCCATCTGCTCAAGTTTGTCCATGAGCACAAAACTGCACTCCGGCTTCAGCGCGCGCACGATGGCCACCGCCACGCGAAGCTGCTCGGATCCGCTCATGCAGTCCCACTTCTGGGAGTTGTAGACCAGTTCGCCTTCCACGACGCTCAGGCCGGGAAGAGGCAGCGGGGCAGAACTCAGGAGGGCCATACGCTGCGCGCGAATCTGATTGATCTCCACGTCCTTCGCGTCGTACTGGGCCTTGTAGGCCGTGGCTTCGTCCGTGGCGGCCGCCTTCTGCGCATTGGCAGCGATCTGCGCGTTCAGGCTCTCGAACTCGGCGATCTGGTGTTCGAGTTCCGCGGTGCTTTCGTCTTCCAAATCTTGAGCACTTTTGGAAGCGTCGTCGAAATCTGCCAAAACCTTCGACCAGTTTTCCTGTGCAGCCGCAAGCTCCCGCTTCAGGTTCTCAAGACGCCGGGCCGCATCGTCCAGCTTCAGCCGGTAGTGTTCCAGGGCTTCGCGCTTGCGCTGGTTCTCGCCGTTTCGGGCAAGCACCGACTGTTGCCGTGCGATCAGTTCCGCGATGCTCAGCGGCTCGGTCGGCGCGTCGGCATGCTCGGGAAGCTCCTCGGCATACTTCTTCTTCGCGTCGGCAATCTGGCCGATCTGGTGACGCTCGTTGTAGAGGCGCTGCTCGTCGCTGTCCAGCTTCCGCAGATCGTCACCGATGCCGAGGATCTTCAGGAGAATTTGCGCTTTGTCCCGGTCGTTGGCGTCCATGAACTTTGGCAGGTCCAGGGCGAACTCGGAGACAAACGCATCAAGCAGGCTCTGGCCCGAGCGCTTTCCTTCTGGGTCGATCACGGTAAGGGTGCTGTTCTTGCCCTTGCGCTCCACGCGGATACCATTGCTCAGCGTGAGCGAGATAGACGGGTCGCTCATGGCGCCATTGCGGTGGGCCTTGCTCGGCTCCTTCTTCTTGCCACCCAGCACCCAGGCAATGGAGTCCAGTACGCTGGTCTTGCCCTGTCCGTTCTTTCCCCCGACGATGGTCAGCCCCAGGGGCGATGGCTCCAGGTGAAAAGCCTTCACGCTCTTCACGTTCTCGATCTGGACGGACGTAATTCTCAGCCGTCCGTCCGGTTGCGTTTTTGTGCTCATTCGGGTATCCTTTGGTTGAGTTAGTATTCCCGCCGTCGCAGAGTTAGCGCTCTTGCGGCGGCTCGTTTTTTATGCAGCAGGCTGCTCGGGTGCGGGCTCATCCTTCTTTGCTTCTTCGGTTGTGCCGGGAATCGGGATCTGTAATTCCTTCGCGTTCATTTCGCGTGCCTCGATGATCTCGCCGGTGTCGTCGCGAGAAACAGTCACGCGCTTCGTGTCCCAGTCTTTCGTCAGGGTCACCTTGACGGAACGGTAGTCGTAGCCATTCCTGAGCAAGGTTCTTGCTGCCCTGGCCTTGCCGCGCGCTTCTTCGGCCTTGGCCTTGTAGTGGGCGCCAGTCGCCTTCTGGTCTGCCTCGGCCTGTTCGGCCTGTTCGGCCTCCTCGCTCGCTTCGGCCATCTTACGGCCCTGCTACAGCAATTCGTCTTCGGTGAGACGGACCGCGAGGACGCGTTCGCCGTTCTTGATTTCGATTCTGCGTTGCGGTGCCTCTTCGGTTTCAGGCTCCAGAACCTCGTCGCTTTTATTCTTCTTTGTCATGATGATTCGTTCCTTTGGTTGGTTGACTTATTTCAGGCCGAGCATTCGCTTGGCATCGATCACCAGATTGCTGATTTCGTTGTAGTAAGCCGATCCCACATCGGGGATTGGCACCTCGCATTCCCGCTCTTCGGTTGCATCCACCACGCCTGCCGCGTGTCCTGCCCCAAAGACCAGCTCAATTACTTCGCGGAGATCCGACATCAGACTGCCGCCTGTCCAAGTTCCGCCGCCCTCGCGCGTCGCCACGTGTCGTAGGCACCAACGGCACGGTTGTTCGCAAGGCGCCGGTTCACCAGTTCTTTTTGAGCGGCTGCGAAGGCCGCAAGCGCTTCCTGGTGCCGAGAAACGCCAACCTCCACCGCGAGTTCGTGCTCGGAGAGAATGCCCGTCCACGCCTGCAATTCCGTTTCGTAGTGGTCATCGATCAGCGTCCCATCCGGCATCGTGTGTGATTCGCGCGATACCTCCACAGGGTGCTGGTCGCCGTAGCCGCCCCGCCAAATCGTTTTACTGTCCATGTTCCTGTTCTCCTGTTGTGGTTGCTTCCAATGGCCCGGCCAGGGGTCAGTCTGACCGGGCCAAATCGATCCAATCGTGTCGGTCTGGCTTGGGCTATCGCATGGCTAACTCCTCCACGTCGTTCAGTGCTGGACAGCCTCCAGCGGGCAAAGTCTCAATCCCGCTCCCGGCGCGAGCCTCGCACGCAGAACCCTACGAAGCCCCGCCGGGTCACGGGAAAATGGTGGCCGGGGTACCTGCCGATAACGCACATTTGGATCAGTGCGCTCGACCCGGCCAAGATCGATTTAATTGCATCCGGGTGTTCGGTCCCGGAGAACGCCGCTACGATTACGCCCAGCTAGTAAGCGTCGCCTGTATCCGTGACGCGGGCCACGGTCCATCGGCAAAGTCTTTGGAGCCGTCTCTCCGGCTGTCACTCTTCAGGTTTCGTGCCTCATTGCACACGGACCTTTCCCCGTTCCCGCCCATGAGTTGGGCTTGACGGGACCACGAGCCGACCGGGTAGTCCCAATCCTTCACTCGCGGACTTCTATCCCGCCTTTGCGCCAGCAGCTACTTCGCGCTCACTGCTGGAATATTGGTGGCAGGGGTACCTCCCACAACGCAGTCGATTTACCATCGGGCGCGAGGGGCCTGCCGTAGTGTCGATTCAACTGTCTGACCTGCGTTGCCTACCGTCTCGCCGCGCGTTCCAGTGACTCCAGAATCCGGCGCTGTCTGCGCTCGCGACTTCGCACGCGGTACAGAGATACCAGCATGACGGTGATAAGCAGGCCGGACGCAAGGAACAGGGGGAGCAGGATCAGGAGTACGTGCAAGCCGGTCATGTTGGTATCCTTGTAGTTGGTTGAAACTTTAGGAAGCGGCGCGGGCCTTGCGCGGGGAACGCTACCCGCGCCGCTGACCGCCGGGCTGTATTGGTGCAGGAGCAGCACGGCGATGGGAGGGGCTAGCTATGCGGCGTCATCATCACACAAGTCATCCGTGGTACATCCCAGCGCGTCCGCAAGAGCACGTGCGCTGTTCAGGGTTGGCGAACGACGGCCAGCGAGATAACCGCAAATAGTTGGATAGCTGGTGTCTCCGCCTCCGGTCTGGATTCGCGCCACCAATTGCTCCACCGTCAGTCCCTTGGCGTCCATCAAGCGCCGCAGTGATTTACTTATCATTTCTACCTCCTTGGCGCTATGCGCTCTGGTTACAAGTTGATAATACAAGATTGTGCGCCACGTGTCAACAACTATTTTTTTGCGGTTTCCGGGGCTTGCCGACACGGGGCTATCGATGCAAAAAAAGTGTACCGGGACACGGGGTCCCGCTTTTGGCTATACTGGCATTGGGCGATCTGCTGCGTTGCCAGACGTTGCCACGGCACACCGCGCCGCGTTCGTGCCGTCCAGCCGGCCCAGTTCGGACAGCAACTTATTGCAGAGCGCTTGCATGTGGTAGTACGCGATGTCATGCGCGGTCTTTCCGGTCAGCACGCCGTCGCGGATCTGGAAGTAGCGTTGCCATCGTTCGTCGCTGGTCATGGCTTCCACGCCTCCAACGCGGCCCGCACGCCTGCGCTCACGTTGCCGTCGCCGATGCGCTTGGCAATCGCGACGTGCTTGGCGGTCACCGTGACGACCTTGGATAGCATCGGGGCATCTGAGATGCGCGGACGGCCCATGCGGGATTTGGCTTTTTCCGCGCAGTACTCTGCATCAAGTTCTATCTCGCGCTTGGCCGATTCGATGTTGTAATTCTCGCGGGCCTTGGCGATCTTCTCGCCGTTCTTTTTCGCCCACGCGGCCTGCGCTGCTTTACCTCTGTGCTTGATATCCATTCTCTCTCTCCTCGTTATGGGCGGCCCCGCAGAGCCGCCCGTGGGGGTTAGATTTTGCTCACTACAATCTTGTACGCCGGTTTGCCGTCTTCGTTAATAATCTCTTCGCCATCAATAAACTTATGGATCACACAATTTAGAAAGTCGCTCGTAACGTCTTGCTTGGTGATCCACATGTTACCGGCCTTATTCAGTCGGCCAGCATATACTTTGTCCGAAATGCCCCCTAGTCCTAGTCTTATGTTTTTCATGATTCTATCCGCTCCTCGTTATGGGCGGCCCCGCAGAGCCGCCCGTGGGGGTTAGTTGTCATCAATCGACTCGTAGGCGAGCCTGAATCGCTCCGAAATATGCTTGCTTGTGTCTTGTACGTCAAGCGGAGCGCTCTCAAGTCCAATCATTGAAATCTCCAGCACTGCACGATAGAGCCGTTTTTGCTCCGGCGTTTCCGCTTCGATATACGCCCATGCTATACCCAAAAGCTTTTCTTTAGTCATCACGCTACCACAATCTTACCGGACTCTATCCAGCATGGAACATAGTATGATGTGACGTTCTGGGCGATTGACTTCAGTACACTCTCATCGGTTCCGAATTTCTTTATTTTCCGGTCGATATATGAAAGCGCTTTCGCCTTGCGGATGATTTTGTCAGCATTGAGTTTCGACTTCGCGCCGAGCAAGGTCATGGCAGCGCACTGCGTACCGTAGCGAAAATCATTGATGCCATCCGTCAGAACGATACGACGCTTGGGGCATTTGGTGCCGCAGCATTCACACCGTTCACTGTCGCTCTCTTCGATTCCTATCACGCGTAAGTTGCTCATCTATCTACTCCCTTGCGCTCCCGCGCTGTTGTCTCAACTATGACTTCATTATACAATATTATATTGCGTATGTCAAGCCCTTTGTAAAATTATTTTTCGGCCCCCAAAAAGAAACGCCCGACTGGTCTCCAAGCCGGGCGTTGTGTATCGTCAATCGGGTCTCGCGGTACGCTAATCCGCCCCGCGCGTCATGTCTTCCAGCTTGGCACGTGCGGCTTCGATCTGGCGTTCCACCTCGGATAGCTCGACCTGCACAACAGGCGTCTGGGGTTCGGTCTCCAGCCTGTCGCGCTGTGCCTGTAAGCGTTCCAGAGCCGCCCAGGTTGACTCCAGGGCCGCGTGGTCTACCGAGGTCGTTACTGTCCCGTCCGGTGCCGTGGTTGTCACACAGCCGGACAAGACAACAGACAGGCCCACAAGAGCGAGGATGTAGCCAGACAGTGTCTCACGTCGGGCTTTAGTCTTCTTGTAGTTCTGTATGCCTTTCGCGATTGCTCCCAGTGCCCCGATGATGAAAGACACCGTAACCTGCCGCTCGACTCCGATGCCCTCGGGTACCGGTACCGTCTGCAACGCCGCTATGGTTACCGCTGCGCACTGCGCACCCCGGAATAGGGATTTGCGAATCGTGATCCACTTGTTGACTTTTGCCATGACTTGACTCCTTGTAATGTGGCGACCGCGAGCGCGAGGGCCACGGCCAGAATGATTGCGATCTCGAATGCGTCTGGGTGCTTCACGTGCGCGCCCTGCGAAGCCAGCCAGCGCGGTACTTTCCGTACTTCGGAGGATTTCCATTCACCAGAAACTCATACCAGCGCCGCTGCTCATCGCGAAGCGCGCCAACCAGAGAGGCGTCATTGATACGGTTGATTGCCCGCAGGGTTTTGGCATCCATTCGCCCATTCTCTTCAAGCCCTGCGCCGAATCTGTTCACGGCTTTCTGGATTATCTTCGTGCCGCGTGATGGTCCACAGTTATAGAGAATGTCCAGCGCCTTGGTTGCCACCACGGGCGAAAGGATTTCCCCAAGGCCCAATGGTTCATACCAGTAGCGATACACGTAGACCTGCGCATTCTCACGTGATAGCGCCCATAAATCCTCGCGGTCAATGTCGCCATCGTGGTCCATGTCGAAAGCCAGATCCCCGGTATTCCGCAGGCTGGTCAACGTGATGCCGTAGTTCGTGGGACCTGCGTGGTCGGTAGTCTTGCCGCCCTCCAGCGCCATGAGGTTATCGAACGCGCTTTGAAACTTGCTGTCGGTCATCTTGGTTTGCTCCTTGCGTTCAGCATGCCCTTGATTTCGCCCACGTCGTCGCGCGTCTTCTGGATTTCGTCGAAGATGGAATTCAGGGTTTCGCGTGTTTCTCTTCTGTCTACCTCGATTCGATCAAGGCGCGTATGATGCTCTGCAATTGCCAGCTCTATGGCTTGCAACCTGTCTGCCATTTTGCTTGTACCATTCTCCGGCTGCTCTGCCGGGGGTTCGGGTTTACGCCTGAGTCGAATGGCTGCGAGCGCCGCACCGATGAAGGTGCCAAGCGCCGCGATGCCAGTAATGATTTCACCTTGATGGTCTGCCACTGATTCCCTCCAGTATTTCTTCGTCGCTCGGCTCGGCCATGGGTGGCAGGAACTCCGCTTCTTTTTCGGTTTCATCCGGCGCAGGCATTGCCGCTAGATAAGCGGCTAGATCTGTCGCGTTAACCCAGATCCGGTGATCGTCGATACGCTTGATGGGGATGCCGAGGCTGTTGAACTTGGCGATGAATGCAGCGGTCTGCCGTGCCGTCGTTGCAGCTATCTCCGCGCGCGCGGCATCAAGTATCTGGTGCGCCATAATGTCCGACGGGTTACCCAGGGACTTCGCAACAACGGTTCCGTCGTCGGACTTCGTGACCTCGAAGGTTTCCGTGACCACTGATTTCCTGAGCCGGTACGCGATGGTTACCACGACGTGATCCATATCATCGGGTCGTGCGCCGTCGCCCGGTCTTTCGATAAGCACGGGCCTGACCACAGCGACTTGCCTGGTCTCCAGCGCAGCGGCCTTGGCTTCGATGTTCGTAGGCAACGCCGCGAGGCAAAGCAGTGCGAGTAATGCGTGCATCGGTCAGCCTCCTCCAAGCATGAAGAATCCGCGCGTGGTATCCAGAGCGCTTGGGCACGTCCAGTCCACCTTGATCCACACCGCGTATATGCTCGCCGTCTCTGTGCTGGTCTGGTCTACGCCGCTCACCTTGATCGCCACGCCAGCAGCCGAAGTGAATTCGGTGCCGTCCAGCGTCAAGCCCGTGGCGATGTAATCCTCTGATGCCGTGGTGCTCGGCCAGTAGTTCGTGGTCATTGCGACGTTATCACCGACCTGTGTGCCGGTGTCGTCGATAAACTGCACGACGGAATCCAGCGCCCTGCGGCCTCCGCCACCCGTGCCCTTGTGCTTGATGCGGAA